AAGAAGACTTAGACTTCATTAAGAACTTTCAAGAATGGAGAAGAGGAGCTGAGATACCACAGCCAAATCCTACTGAGATAGGGATAGCACTAGATAAATTGATTAAATATTGTGAAATGTGCATGAAATTAAATGATGATGCTGAAAAAAGGAGATAAGATTAAAGACACAATGTGGTTTTATATTGAATTATTTTTATGAAAAGAAAATTTAATCAACAAGCTTATGATAACTATGATAATAAATGCAAAGTTGCTACTATAGAATATTTAGGAAAAAAAGGATTTTATCCAATAAGTGATATAGATACTGAGTATTACAAAAAATATGATTTAGAAATGGTTAATGATCAAGGAATGATAATTAAAATTGAAAATGAACTAAGAGGTCAATTCAAAAAGATTAAAGAAAATTATAATAGTTTTCACATTCCTGTTAGAAAAAAAAATACTGAATGTGATTTTTATTTTATTTGGTCACCTGATTATGATGAGATTGGAATAATTAAAAAAAAAGTCTTTTTAAAATACATGGATAATGTAAAATCAACAGTATGTCAAAAAGATAAAGCACATGAATGGATAGAAGATTTTATTGATATACCAAAAAATGAAATAATATTTAGAAAAGTTTAATAATAAATTGCACAACTAAAAATTATTATTACATTTGCAAACACTTAAATAAATATATATGCAAAACGAAGTAACCAAAGTGTCATTGTGGATCAAAATTCACAAGGCAAAAATGAGTATCGGTAAGGTAGTTAAGAACTCCACAAATCCTCACTTTAAAAAGAGCTATGCTGACATCAACGCATTGCTAGAAACAGTTGAGCCAATCCTTCACGAGAATGGACTGCTACTGTTACAACCTATCCATGATAAGATTCTGAGCACTCAGATTATTGACATCGAGACTGGAGAAATGATTGAAAGCTGGTTAACACTACCTGACAATATTGATCCACAAAAGATGATAGGAGCTACTACTTACTACAGAAGAGCTACACTTCAATCACTTTTGAGCTTGCAAGCTGTAGATGACGATGGTAATAGTGCTAGTGCATCGGCTAAGCCATCTCTTACAGATGACAGATTCAAAGAGGCTCTTAAGTCTATTGAGTCAGGTAAGTACACAGTAGAGAAATTGAAAGCAGATTTTACATTAACCAAACAACAATTACAAGCATTATGACACCAAAAGAGAAAGCAAAAGATTTGTATTTACAAATGTTAACTTGGCAAAGTGAATGCCATAAATTTATAGATAGAAATATTATTTCAACATCAGCTAAAAAATGTGCATTAATTACAGTTGATGAGATACTTAAAGAAGTTGTGTTAAGTACTATGTACTGGAAAGAAGTTAAACAAGAAATACAAGCACTATGAAATGGCATCCATCATCACTAGGTAAGTTAATGACTGAGTCAAGAACAAAGTCAGAGACACTATCACAGACTACTAAGTCTTACATAGCAAGCAAGGCAAAAGAGGACTTCTTTGACTACAATTCTTTTATCTCTACAAAAGCAATGCAGAAAGGTACTGACTGGGAGCATGAGTCAATTGAGCTAGTCAATCAGGTCAGAGACACTTTCTACATCAAGAATGAAGACACTATTGAGAATGACTACTTAATTGGAACACCTGATATTATCCTGGACAATTCAATCATTGACATTAAGACTTCATGGTCATTAGAGACTTTCCCAGCTATCTCAGCAGAAGGAATTAACAAAGATTATGAATGGCAACTAAGAGGCTACATGATGCTATGTGATAAGCAATCAGCTGAGCTAATCTACTGCATGATTGATACAGATGACTTCTTACTATCTGATTGGGATAACAAATCAATCCACAAGGTATCTCACATTGATCCTAAGAAACGAATCACAGTATTAGGGTATGAACGCAACACTACTACAGAAGAAGCCATTAGAGAGCGTCTTTTAGCTTGTACTGAGTACTATAATGAATATCTTGAACAATTAAAATCTAAGTAATGGAAAAATCCTATTTCATTATTGAGTCAAGCCTAGAGAATCTCAAGTATGCTCGTTACTCAGCTAAGACATTCAACAAGTCAGGTCATGACTATTGTATTTTGGTCACAGACAATATTGACCAGCTAGATGTTAGGAAGGTAAGCAAAGAAGAATTTAACAATTTAAACAAACCAAAATGATAGAAGTAAACAAAACCTACAAGAACATGACTAGAGAGCAGTTAGTTGTACCAATCTCAAATAAGGCTGGCATGGTGATTTATCAAGTGACTAAAGCTAGCACTGACAATCCAATCAATGAATTCAAATGCACAACAGCAAAATTTTTAAACCTATATAAATTAGCAAAATGACAGAAAAAGAATTTTATCAACAAGCAATGATTGCAGCAATGCAAGGTTTGTTATCAGCAATCGGAAATGGCTATGAGGCTGAGTACGTACATCCTTATTCAACTGTAGCAACTATGGCTGATGAGTATGCAAAAGCTCTGACAATAAGAGCAGAGATTGAAGTAGCTAAAATGAGACTTGAAAATCCATTCCCTGAAAAAATAGTATAGAGGCTCGGCAAAAGCAAGTAATCAGGCTCTGGTAAGCCACCCCTCCTAAGTTAAAACCTGGGAAGTTAAAACTGATGTGAATAACAAGGAGGGGTTTTTTAAGTAATTAATTAAACAAATAATATGAATCAACACACACAAGAAGGAGCAATCATCAACAAGTTGCCAGCAAAGCAAGTATCTGAGAAGTTCAAGGTACAAGAATTTATCCTAAGAGTAGGACAGCCTGAGGACAAGTATCCTCAAGAGGTGAAATTTCAGTTAGTTAATGACAATATTGACCTACTAGACTTTATCCAGGTGAATGATACAGTAGAGGTAACATTTGACCTGAGAGGTAGAGAATACAATGGCACACACTATGTGACTCTAAATGCTACAAAAGTTATCTCTAAGCTATTCTAATGAGACTAGTTAAGTACATCATAGTAGTGCTATGCCTAATGGCTACCTTTGGCTTGTTTTTTTATGGCATGCACTACTTCCTCGGCAAGAGAGGACTGACAATCGTTTCAATACTAATACTAATTTACTTTCTACATGGATTTATCAAAGATTTATACTATCACTATCTTAACAGATAAGGACTTCTCTATTAAGCAATGGATGGTAGAGCAGACTAATGCAAGGATCACTAACAGATACTTGAAAGTACACATAGCAGAGGACATGAAAGTAAACAATGCTAATCTATCACGCTTTCTAAATGGTAAGACTGTCACAGATGTATTCTATGATAAGTGGTTTAAATGGTACATTCAACAAAATTAGTATCTTTACACACATGACAGCATTCTTCACTTCATTGGTAGCTACTTGGTGGTTTGTTAACTTCGAGCCAATTCAGAACTTCATTAACAGATTTATTCTACCTGACTGGCTACACACTGCTCTAGGATGCTGGAAGTGTATGTCATTTTGGACTGCACTTATCTACTCACAATCATTCACAGTGGCTTGTGCCACATCACTCACAGCCGTATGCTTGAACAAGCTGATATACAACTCGTAGAGTCAATCATCGCACTACCTGAGGCCGAAATAATGACAAAGAGGTCACTATCACAGCTCAAGATGGTTAAATTTATGGCTACTAAAGAAATGGATAAAGAATGCTTTTGCTCTACAGTAAGACGCAAAGTATGGTATAAAGACTTTTTATCCTGGTATGAAAAGAATGCTTGACCAATACATTCAGAACAACTACCTTGAGGTGCTCAAATACACAAAGCACTTCATTCAGCGACTTAAAATACCTAGCTCAATAGAAGCTGATGCTGTCATAAATAATGCCTACATTCATTGTGCTAAGCTACAAATGGAGAACGTAACACAAGATAAGGCTAAGAGCTATCTACTGAACACAATCAAGTATGAGCTTATTTGGACTCAAGGCTCAAGGACAAAGAAAGATGACATCTACAGATCACATGAATACCTTGAGGACTCACTAGATGATCCATCTGACATTGAGCACAAAGTTAATTTAGAAGAGAGTTATAACTTCAAGAAGGCAATGGTGGAGATTTATCGCAACTCTTTGGATGATAGGATAAAAAAGATTATCTTTGAGGCTTACTATGACAAAGGTCACTCAACACAGACTGCACTGGCTAAGTACTTTAACATCAACAGCACATCGGCTTTCTTTCTAATCAAAGAAATAAAACAAAATATAAAAGAGATACAATATAGGTATAAAGACTAATATTATGGAATATACAATCAAACCCGAATTTGTAGGTAAAACAGTGAAAATCTATGACAGATTTAAAGGTACTAAGACTATTGTCATTGATAAGCTTGACCTAACTAAAGTAAACTACTACATGACAATTGGACTCAAGCATGTATTTGATGAGGTAGTGACTGCTACAGCTCCTGAGCCTATGGTTATTGAATACACAGCAGTGGAAGACGTACCAGTTAAAAAGAAACGTACTAAGAAATTTGTTGAGAGATTAGAAGAAGTTAAACAAGAGCAAGAGTCAAACAATGGCTAAGCATAAATACATAGAGACTCCTGAGGCTATGTGGGACTTATTCACTAATTATGTCAATGACACTAAGAATAACCCACGTAAAAAACACACATTTGTTGGTAAAGATGGTACGTCAGAATTTGAGCTACTTGAGAGACCATTGACCTTTGAAGGATTCTATTGCCATTGCTATGATGCTATTGGATGTATAGACCAATACTTTGAGAATAGGGGAGAAAGATATAGCGAATATGTTGCCATCTGTTCACGTATAAAGAGAACAATCAGAGAAGACCAAATCTCAGGGGGTATGGTTGGTCAATACAATCCATCCATAACTCAAAGACTAAACAACCTGACTGAGAGAGTTGATACTACCAGCAAAGGTGAATCTATCTCAGAGATAAAGGTTAATATTATTACTTCTAATAAAGGGGAGTAATCTTAATAAATAATAATATAAGTACTACAATAGTGGTATGATTTGTCTATGGAGTTAAATAGCACAGTAATCTTTCAAAAGAATCACGAGGCACTCAATAGCCCTGAGCATAGGTTTATAATCAATGAGGGTGGCTCAAGGTCATCTAAGACCTACAGCTTATGTCAGTTGATTATTGTCTATTGCTTGCAGAATCCTAACAAGGTAGTGTCAATTATCCGCAAGACCTTCCCAGCATTGAGAGCTACTGTTATGCGTGACTTCTTAGAGATAATGAAGACACTAGATATTTATGACGTGGCAAGGCACAATAAGTCTGAGCACATCTACACCTTTGGCAATGGATCTATAGTGGAGTTCTTCTCTGTGGATGATGAGCAAAAGATAAGAGGTAGGAAGCGTGACCTTGCATGGTGTAATGAAGCTAATGAGCTCTACTATGATGACTTCACTCAGCTTAACATGAGGACAGAAGGAAAGCTAATCTTTGACTACAATCCATCTGAGAGTAACTCGTGGCTGTATGAGCTACCAGTTGAGGAGTCAATCCTAATCAAGTCAACGTACAAGGACAATCCCTTCCTACCTGAGAGCATCAAGCGACAGATTGAAGACTTGAAGAGGACAGATGAGGCACAGTATCAAATCTATGCACTAGGGGAGAAAGCTATCTCTAAGAGCAACATCTACAGCAATTGGTCATTTGTCAAGCATAGGCCAGCTAAGTTCACGTCTTATGTGTATGGCTTAGACTTTGGTTACAATCACCCTACTGCATTGGTAAGAGTCTATTGGAGAGATAAAGACATCTACATTGAGCCTATCATCTATGAGAGCTACTTGACCACAACTGACCTAATTGCAAGAATGGATCAGTTAGGAATTGAGAAGAGCATCAACATACTAGCTGACTACTCTCGACCTGAGACCATAGCTGAAATTGACAGAGCTGGCTATTACATTGAGAATGCTAACAAGGTAGTCAAGCAAGGGATAGATAACATTAAGACCTTTGGTATATTCTGTGAAGACCATCCAGCTATCAAGAAGGAATACGAAAACTATAAGTGGAAGAAAATAGGTGACCAAATCACAGATGAGCCAGTGAAGTTATGGGATGATGCAATGGATGCCATTAGGTATGCGGCAACATACATCAAGAAGGAATACTTTACGGATGACAGCTATCTATCCTTCTAATTGAAATCTAATAAAAATACAATATAGGTATGGCAACAACAATCATAGCACAGCCTCAGGATTTTACTCCAGCATACAACGAGTGCAAGTTTATCATTGACTCAACTAACAAGAATAAGTCAGGCTTTAGATACATCTTTGAGGTGTTTGACTCAGTGACCAATGATAGAATAGGATACTACAAGGCACTGCCTACATTTGGCACTGGCTATGGTGAGCAAGATTTGAGTAAGCTATTAAGCAATAGTGTGAGCTTTGACTTCAATCCTTCAATCACTACTTTCTATGACGCTGAGAATAGCTACTTTGGCTATGATGTTAAATTTGGTGAGGAGTATATCTTTGACTTAGACTACACAGCATCACTTACAGATAACGCTGGCAATGTAAGAATCACAGCAACACATCCATTTTTAGTAGGTGATCAGATTAACATTGTTCAAGGTGTAGGTGGAGCAGCTGCGAATCCAGGTGTTGAGGGCTTGCATACTGTTATAGCTATCACTGGCACAACTAACTTCACAATCAATGCTCTATGGTCAGGAGTGACAGATGCTACCATCAATGGAGTAGTAGACTATGCTGATAAGAGAAAGACAATTGACTTAGACATAGAGTCAAGTTTAGATAAATTTGTGTTCAATGGTGTATACTCATGGCTTGAGTTCCCTTATTGGGAAGAGACAGACTATGAGCTTGATGGTGTGACAAAGGAATGGCTAACAGACCAGCCTCAAGAATTCAGCTCAACACCTGGTCAAGATTTATGGCTTAACATGCGTGGCTTTGGTGTTGCACCAGGTGGCAAGGTTTACTTTGAGAATGACAATGGAGATATATTCTCTAAGGTAGTAGCTGGCACTGAGACAGTCAAAGGTGTGGCAGTTGGTGCTAACAACTATGGCTCACTAACAGTAGTAAGTGGCACAGCTCCATTGTTAAAGAATGATACTACAAGCTATGAGTTTTGGTATGTTGATGGCAATGTACCAACTCAGAAGTCAATCAAGTACAAGGTCAACATAGACAGACGTATACTAATCTCTGAGAGTCACATTGTATTCTTAGATAGATTAGGCTCATGGAGTAGCTTTGCTTTTCAGCTTAAGGCATACGAGAGAGGCAACATCAACAGACAGACATACAATCAAGATGTACCTGGTGCAGTAGTTGACAGTCAGTGGGGATACAAAAGTTATGAACAAGGCACAGTCAACATCAACACTGAAGTGACTAAGCTCTATGACTTATCAACCAATTTTATGACTGAGAATGAGGGTGAGTACTTTCAGCAACTGCTAACATCACCACAGACTTACATTAAGAATGTGCTCTACCACATCACAGAGGATGGAGCTGTACTATTTGATGAGAATGGATGTGTCATTCATGTGCCTGAGTCAACTGAGTATGTCAGCTGTAATGTTACTACTAACACATTTGAAGTTTACAAGCAACGAAATAAGAATTTAATCAAGCAATCTATTCAAGTAAGGATAGGCAATAACGATATAATCAATGGTTAAAATAGTCTTATCAACTGGGGTGCTTGATGTTGCTGAGACATTAGCACTACCTATCACATTCAGTGTTGGTGACATTAGAGATTTATCCTCACGCAAGGGTACATTCTCAAAGACTGTTACATTGGTTGGCACAAAGAACAATAATGACCTACTAGGACACTACTACGATGTTAACATCCAAGCTGGCACATTTAACATCAACACACTAACAAAGTGTCAAGTGATACAGAATGGTGTGCCTATTTTAGATGAGGCACTATTGCAATTGGTAAGTGTCAACAAGGTACAGACTAGCACTAGATTTGAGGATGAGGTAAGCTACACAGTACTTATCAAGGATAGTAGAGCTGAGTTCTTCACAGCTATTACAAACGCTAATTTGACTGACTTAGATTTCTCAGACTTAGACCATACATTCAGCTCCACAGATATTGCAGCGTCATTCAGTCACACTGTAACAGATGGCTATAAGTATGTGATGCCATACATTCAGAGCAATGACTACAATGCTAATGACTTTAAGCCAGCAATCTACGCTAAGACTTACTTTGATAGGATATTCTCAAATGCTGGATTTACCTATACTTGGGATGATATAGTGTCAGCTAATTTTGACAAAATGTTAATTCCTTACAACGGTGATACTAATAACCAAGATTATGCTGACTTCTTAGTTGAGGCTACTAACACATGGACAACTAGCTATGTGCAACCTACTGGAGTTAATAACACATTTATAGAATCTATTGACTCAGGATGGACTGAGGTAATTGATGCACAGAATATCTATGACCCTACTACTGGTGAGTATGATACACCATTCAGTACAAATGCTGTAGCTGGTGAACACTACATCTATAATTTAAACATTGGTGGCTCTATTATTTTAGATAACACTAGTGGAGGTGATGCCGCTTTAATTCAGTCTAGTTTTGTTGGTAATTCTTACAATAGATATAGAGTATTTGCAAAGGTACTAGTTCAAGGGAGTGGTAATGCATCAGTCTATGGATCAAGTGTTGTAGTTAATTACATCCCTCCTTCAACACCAGCACTACCAAATGGTAACACTACTATTCTTAATTTTTCAGACACACTATCTATCCCAGTCATTGGAGATGGCACTGGTGTTAATAGTGGAATTGATGCAAATGACATTCAGATTCTTCAGATAGGAGTTGAGATAAAAACATTTAGTGACTCAGATGCAACATCACTAACAACACAAGCTGTATGGAGAGATGTTAATGCTATATTAACACCAGTAGATGTCAACGTAATACTTGATTTGACATCTATCAACTTATCAATCTTACCTAGTGCTAACATCCAAGTAACTGGAACAACACTCAACATCAACCAATATGTGCCAGTTGAGATCAAGCAGTCTGACTTTGTTAAGTCTATATTTCAGATGTACAACTTGTATGTTGAGCAAGATGTTGACAACCAAAACAATCTAATCTTAAGACATCGTGATGAGTACTATGACTCAGGAGCTGAGAAAGATTGGAGCAGAAAGTTAGCTAAAGACAAAGAGCAAGAATTGATATTCCTTCCTGACTTAAGCAATAAGAAGCTCAAGCTGACTTATGCTCCTGATGATGATGAGTTCAACACAATGTACACACAAGCGACTGCTGAGACGTATGGTCAGATAGAGTATACATTTGACAACGAATATGTTAAAGATGTTGCCACACAAGAACTGATATTTTCACCGACTCCAGTATTCTTGACATCATTTGGAGCTTATGTACCAGCAATAGTAGGCTCAGCTCCTAACACTAACATCCGCATCTTGTATGATGGTGGTTTGCAATCTTGTCAGCCATTTGACATCTTAGACTTTGGCACTACTGGAGAATTTGGATTGACTGACTATCCTATGCTAGGTCACTTTGACAATGCTTTGACTCCTAGCTTTGACATTAACTTTGGGACTAATGACTTCTACTTTTATGAGCTAACATCACTGACAGCTAACAACCTTTACAATCTCTATTGGAGACGGACAGTCAATCAGATTAATGTTGGTAAAATGTTGATAGCTTACTTTGACTTAAGAGAGGTAGATATTCAGTCATTGAAGCTCAATGATAAGATATACATAGATAACTCCTGGTGGAACATTAACAAGATTCAAGATTATAATGGTAACCAAAGACAGCTCACTAAGGTAGAGCTTATCAGCATTGACACTGAGATAGACCTTGCACCATTTAAGACTGGCTTAGGTAGACCATTTGGTGACGTAATGGTAGGTGTCGGAGTAGATGCACTAATTGGTAGATCTACTTTCAACAACAACGTGATTTTACCAGGTGCAAATGCTTTGGTATTTGGCAAGGGCAATGTGGTCACAGCTGGCACAAAGGGATTGATAGTAGGTGATGGTCAGACATTGAGTGATGATGGAATGGTTATAAACAACCTGACAGTCACTGGTACAATCAATGGTGATGTTGTTGTACCTTATAAAAAATATGTTGCTACAATCAGTCAGACTGGCACAAGTGATCCTACAGTCACAGTACTTGAGAATACATTAGGTGATATAGTTTGGACAAGAGTAGCCGTAGGAGGTTACTCAGGTGATTTATTAGGAGCTTTTCCTGTTCAAGATAAAGTATACTTTTTAATCAATAACACATTAGCTTCACTTTTCATAACTGAGTTAAAATGGGGTACACTTGACAATGTTACAATAACTACATACGATATTGCTAGTGCATCTATAGATGGTGCTATGTCTTACAATACAATAGAAATTAGAGTTTATGAATGAAGTTGAGATACCATTAAAAATAACGGGCATTGGAGCCATCAAAGCTGAGCTGAGAGAGTTAAAGGGTGCTATTGCTGATGCAACTGACCCTGAACAAATTGCCAAGTTATCACAAAGAGCTGGTGAGCTGAAAGATAAACTATCAGATGCCAATGAGGCTGTGAATAATTTTGCTACTGGATCTAAATTCGAGCAAGTCAGTAACTCATTAGGTGGTATTAAGGACTCATTGCTATCATTGGACTTTGAAGAGGCTCAACAGAAAGCTAAGGTTTTTGCTAGTGCATTAGGGAACGTTAACCCCAAAGAGATAGCAGCTGGATTCAAAGCCTTCACTGGTGTTATCAAAACTATGGGAATGGCATTCGTTAAGTTAGGAGTTCAAATACTAGCTAACCCTATATTCTTACTAGTGGCTGTCATCATTGCTATAGTAGCCGCAGTGGTCATGATACTTAAGTATTTTGGTGTCCTTGATGCTGTAATGAAGGCATTAATGGCTCCTATCAACATGATCATTGATGGATTCAAAGCATTGACTGACATGTTAGGATTCACAAGTTTTGCAGCCGAAGAGAATGCTGAAGTTGTTAAGAAGACTGAGGAGGCTAAAAGGGAGGCAATGAATGAAACCTTTGCCAATAGAAAGAAAGTAGCTGAGATGACTGCTACAATGAGCAGAGAAGAGATAGCAATGATGGAAGAGTTGACTGGTGTACAGATTGACACTTCTAAGTCATCATTTGATATAGAGAATCAGAGACTACAAAACAATCAAGATTCACTCAATGCACAACTTGACTCACTACAAGCTATTGAAGACGCTGGTGGAGAGCTTACAGAGGAGCAAATCAAGGACAGAGAGAAGCTCAAAGATGAGTATAAAAAGAATAATCAAGCAATAGAGGAAAACGAGAGAGCTAGAGCTAAGGCAATTATTGAAATCAATCAGAGACAGAATGACTTGTTAATTAAGTCAAGAATGAGGTTGATGACAGATGAGAATGAAAGAGCCAAAGCACAATTAAAATTAGACCAGGAGAAAGAGATTAAAGAGCTTAACATCTTGATAAGAAACGCTAAGTTATTAGGTCAATCTACTAAGGGATTTGAAGAGGCAAAGGTCAACACTAAGGCATTCTATGCTGGTGAAGCTACTAAGATTGACACTAGGGTAGCAGATGAGACTAAGAAAGCGGCTGACAAGGAACGCAAAGAGAATTCTGACAGACAAAAGGCTAACTATGAGAGCTATGTTAAGTCATTAGAGCAGAAATTAAAAGCTACTAGAGACTCTAATAAGGTGTTAATCTTAGCAACTGAGGAAGGCACACAAGCAAGAGTCACAGCTGAGGTGAAAGCATTGCAGACAGAGGTTGACTACATGGCTAAGAATGCTAAGGCATTTAAACTTAGTCAAGACCAACTGACAATTATTAGGTCTGAGACACTTAAGCAACAAGAAAAATTGCAAGAGGACTTTAATAAGAAGGTCACCGATGCAACCAATAAAGAGAATTTAGCTAAGGCACAGAATGACTTGTTAGTGGCTACCACAGATGAGGCTAAACTTGAAGCTAAAGCAAAACTACTTGAGGCCGATGCTAAGGTAAGACTACAGACAGAAGGGCTGACAGCTATTGAGATAAAGAACATCAATGACCAGCTTGCAATTGATTTGGGAGTAGTTGAGAAAGCTAAGACTGACTTAGTATTTGAGAATACAAAGAAAATAATTGAAGCTGAAAAATTAAGACTAGAGACAGCTTTGACACAGTCATCATTTGAGCTTGAAAGATTCAAAGGTGATAAGGATGAGATGATCAGACTTAACAATAACTTTTTAGCTCAACAACTTACAGCATTAGATGCTCAGAGATTAGCTGAACTTAATAACTTGAATCTCTCAAAAGAACAGATAGCGGCTATTGAGCAAAAGTATGATCAAGCTAAAATTGTGGCAAAAGAGGCTACAGCTAAAAAAATAGAAGAGATTGAAGCAGAGGCTCAAGCTAAGACCTTAAAGAACATCAATGATGGATTTGATACTACTAAGCAAGCACTAGGAGCTATCACAAGCATTCAAGAAATTACTACAAGAAATAAATTGAAAGGTGTTAAGAAGGGAAGTATAGAAGAGGAAGCTATCCTTAAGCAACAATTTGAGCAACAAAAGAAAATGAACTTAGCAATGGCTGCAATCAATGGAGCTCAAGCTATCTTAGCTATCTTATCAGTTCCTGACTTTACTCTAGGTATTGCATCAGGGATAAGAATAGCGGCATCTATAGCGGCAACAGCGGCATCTATCTCAGCAATCTCTTCTACATCATTTGAAGGAGGTGGTAACACTCCAAGTCCTCCACCTGGTAACACTCCTCCATCTAACACTGGTCAGATGGCTACTCCTAACTTATTCGGCAACAGCAACAACGCTAACAATGTAGGTGGAGAGAATCAAAATGGTCAGTCATCACCTAACTTCACAGTAACAGCTGTAGTAAGTGAGACTGAGATGACAACAGTACAAAAAAGAGTTAACAGAATTCAACAAAACGCAGAATTATGACAAGCTATCAGGCACTAATCAATCACATTGAAGCATTCTATACAGACCATCTACAAGTTAAAAAAGTAGGTAGTGATTTCAATGAGCAACTTCCTAACTTTGCAACAAAAGATGAGAGGTATCCTTTGGTTTTTATCACTCCAATAGTGGCATCTACTACAATGGATGTGAACACTATCAGCTTAGAGGTGTATTGCTTAGACATAATTCAAAAGGACAGAGCTAACATCACAGTGATATTGTCAGACTGTCATCAGATTCTAGTAGATTTAATCAACTATTTCAATTTTAGTGATGACTATTCCTTTGACATTGTAGGCTCACCATCAATCACTCCATTGAACAATCAGCTACTTGACTATGCGGCTGGATGGGTGATGACCTTAGATGTTGACATTAGCAATTGGACTAATTGTCAAGTCCCTCTTATAACTAATTTACCATCTTAATACAATATAGTTATGGCATATCGTAGACAGAGAATATCACAGATGCCTCCTAAGGGAGCTAACCTTGAAGCTACAGACTTACTAGAGATTAGTGAAGTTAGTGGCACTGGCTACATCACTAAGTCAATTACTGGTCAAGAGATAATAGATGGAGCTGGTGGTGCATTCGTTCCTTACACTGGAGCTACAGCTAATGTAGATTTAGGTACATTCCATTTTGACGCTGCAAAAGGTACATTCGCACACAATGGGAGTACAGATACATTAACAGCTAATCACACAAGTGGAGCTGGTATAGGTCTACTTATCACTAAGGGTGGTAACAATGAAGGACTGAAAGTTAATAAGACTAGTGGAACTGGCAACGCTGCTACAATCATTGGTACATTAGAAGCTACTACAATAGTAAAAACTGGTGGTACAGCTACTGACTTCTTAATGGCTGATGGTACTACAAGTCTTGCAGACATCATTTTCACTATTGAGTTAGTAGATGCTTTAACAGTTGATTTTTACGCACCTTATAATTTGAAAATAAACACTGTTACAAATGTATTCAACGCACCTACTACTACTATCTTAGATGATGGAGTTGCATACACTTTGACCAATACTATTGCGGTAGGAAGTCTAATA